GATTTAGGATCATCAGAATTTTCTGTATCTTTAATATCCTCTAAAGAAGAAGATGCATCAGTTTCCATAAAGTTATTTTCATCTGCCATAAGTACTAGTATCCAAATGTAGGATCAGAAGCTTGAAATCCTGATCGGTGTGTTGCTGGGTTAAAGTCCCAAATTGAACTGCGAGGTCTTGTCATTATACCATATCGTAAAGCGTCATACAAGTGATCTTCTGATTTAGTATCTACATCCTCTGAGTTATTTTTATCTAAAGGTAATGCAGGTAATTGTGATATTGTATTAATACAGGTAGACATGAATACAAGGCGAGGTTCGTCTGTAAACTCATCTACCTGCAGGCGTCTATGTAGCTCGTTTTTACCTGCCACTCTTGAGCCTCTAGAACGATCTGAGGGTCGCCATCGGCAACCTTTCATATTCATCTGTTCTGCTAGGCTTGGACCTGTATCACCTCTCTTATGCCAAAGGGAGCTATCTAAGACACCGTACCGAATTGTTCCGTCTTCTTGTTCAGCATCTAGTATCATATCAGCTAGGTCAGTGGCTGTAACTTTAGAACAATATAATTCTCTGTATACAATTAGTTGGTCGCTAGGCGATACTGCGAGCCAAAGTACACCTGTGTGACTTCCGTAACCGTAGTCGCAAGCCCTAAATCTAGACCAGCTTTGAGGTATCTTAAAGGGATCAACTACGTGTATCTTCCTATTAAATTCAGGAAAAGCAGCACCTTCGTTAACATCCCAGTTACCATCTAGTAATTGTTTCTTTTGGTGTTCAGGTAACGATAAAAGCATTGCTTCATAGTCACCGCCTTCAGAGAGATAAGGATTGTCAAATAAACTTGCAGGTATAAACCTACGTTTAAACAGAGGTTCACCTTCTCTAGTGTGACCTTTAGGAAATGTAATAGTGTCGCCTGTTTCAACATTAGTAGCCCAAAATGGTTCTCGTAAAGGTGACGGATCAATAAACATTTTCTTAACCCATTGATGTCCTGCACCTCCGGGGTTTGTAGTAGCTCTCATGTACAAGCCTAAGTCTTTAGCGTAGGCACTACGTAAACGAGATCTCATGTAGTCCCAAGCGTAAGGAGAACTCCACTGTGTTAACTCGTCAAAACCTATCCAGTTAAACGCCTGTCCTTGGTAGCGTGTAACATCCATATCTTTATCTAGGTATGACATCCAAAGTCTACCACCTCTAGGTGAGATCCATTGGCTTTTTCTTTCTGACCATTTAATACCCGGTATAGCACGAGGATATAACTCTTGGCTTTTCTGTATTAGCTCTCGTAATTCTTCAGTAGTGTGTCGTACTAGTAGTCCACTAAAGTTTGCATTGTTTAATCCGTGTAGTGGATCAGCTAACATAGCGTAAGATTTGCCACCACCAGCTGCCCCACCGTAAAGTACTTCTCTTTCAGATGAAGATAAGAAGTCTGTCTGTGGTCCGTCATTAGCTTTAAAGACTACATCTTGAGCCTCTTGTACATCGTATGCTGGTGCTACAGGTTTAGCAGGTACAGCTTTAGTTTTTTTAATTGGCGTAGGTTCCGACTTTTTGCGTTTCGAGGTTCTCGATTTCTTGGAGCGTTTGGGCAAGTCGTTGGGCAAGCCTACGTTTAATAGTAATTGTTTTTTTACGTTTTCGCTCAATGTCTATTCTCTTTTTTAATCCGTTATGGGATATACTTCTACTTGTCTGTCTAGTTAACCACTGAGCTACTTCTCTGTAACTGTATTGTAATAGATGTCTTTTAGCTACTTCAAGTGCTTCTAACTCATCAGGTATAGGTTCTAACAACCTGCTATTATCTTTATTAACTTTGTATCCGAATGGTACAGTAGTAAGAGATACTCTGGCAATAGTATGCCATTCTTTTTCTTTTCCTCTTTTAGGTTTAGGTAATTCCCAATACCCTAAGTCTTCACGTTTTATTCGTTCTTACCTTCTTTAGCTGGTAAAATAAATACACCACCACTAGATGAAGTAACATCTACACGATCTACTTTACCAAAGCCACCCCTATCTAATATATCTCTAGCTGCTGACATCTTATCTCTAATGCCTAACTCAGTAGGATCATCTAACGCTTTAGCCATAGCTACAGCAGCTTTAGGTCCAATCTGAACAAGAAAATTAGTTGTGGCTTTTATTACTTCATGTTGTAAAGAATCAGATACAGACTTAGTAGGTGTGTTTTCACTATAGCCTGCAAGTCTTTTTGCAACAGCGTGATTACCACCTGCTTCTTCAAACAATACTTCTAAAAACTTTTCTTGATTAGCTGTTAATTGTCTAGTCATTATTTCTTTTTCTTTCTGCTAGGTATCTTAGCACTTCCAACTTTTGCTTTTGCTGTCTTTGTAAGATCTTTAAAGTGAACTACGGGTTTAGAACTTTTAGTGTGAGTTTTACCTGTATGTAAAGAACAATCTGGCATTTTATGATTAGCCCCATTATACTCTGTTCCATCTTTTAAATAATGCTGTACACCTTTTGCCATTTTATCTCCTTAGCATTTCTAATGCTGTTTCTAATGTTTCATTATTTCTACGAGTCCAACCTTTACCAAATGTTTTAAAGGTAGAAAGACTTTCATAAAACTCCTGACGAGTAGAGTGCATCTTAACTACTATGTCTTTATGTGTAAAGTTTGCAACAGCTTTCAATGTCATAGGACCAATGCCACCATCAGCAGTAACGCCCACAATCCTCTGTAAGGCTTTCGCAGAACGGCCCACTCCACTATTAACGCCCCAGTCAAATACAGACCAATCAACTCCACTAGGTAGACCATCACATCTTCCTCGATCCCAATAGTTTTTTCTGTAGATAGGAGATACATCTATTGGTGTTAACGCTCTCATCTCTTCTTCGGTGGCGTTACGATTAGTGTATGCATCGTATACAGCTTTAGTAACGCCTAAATTTGTCATGCCTCCGGGGTCTGATGGATGATTTACAAAACCACCTTCATGTTTCAGAAGCATGTTTAAGCAAGGTATAAAGTTTTCTGCGCTCATTTCTTAGCTATCTTCTTAGTCTTTTCATAGGAGCGTAGTCCCCCTAATCCTAGCATTCCCATTAAAACAGTCATAAGGCTACCCATATCAAAAGATGGTAGTGGTGGTAACTCTGCACCAAATATAGTAGCAAAGAACAATATGCATGGCTGCAAGATAAAGTGATACATTAAAGCAATACCACATGTCCAACCAACAAATGGTCTCCAGCCACCAATGAATAAAGAACCCGACTTTGCCTCTTCCTGATTAACAGCAATTTGAGACATAGCTAGTTCTTGTGCGTGACGTTCAGCCATTGTAGAAATCTCGTGAGCTAAAGCAGCCTTCTGATCTTTATCTTCAATGAACTTGTCAAGTAATCCGGTGACTGGAGATATAAGTTGAGCTAACATTATTTAGCTTTCTTCTTAGCCATGCCACCTTTATTCATCATACCCATTTTGTTACGTACCTCTTTAGGTAATTTCTTTGCTCCACCAGTAGGTTTTTTCATAGCCATACCGCCAGCTTCATAGCCCATAGATTTTTTCTTAGCCATGCCGCCACCCATCATCTTTGCTGCAGGTTTTTTCTTAGCCATGCCGCCTGCCATATAAGTAGAAGGTTTTTTCTTTGTCATACTACCAGCCATTTTCATGCCGCCACTTTTTTTCATCATTTGAATACCCTTTGTTTAATTTCAAAACGCTCAACACCAATGTCTCGCAATTCTCTGTCTGTCATGTTTTGTAATTTCCAGTAGTTAGCTCTTCGTTCTTGTGCCGCTACTGCTCTGTGCCATAATCTTTTTAACATGGTATACCTTCCCTTTTTTAAAATAAAGTAGATCAGATAATCTGACTTACTCAGGAAGTTATACCATACTTAGTTATAACATAAAATTGCTATAATTGCAACCCTGTTATGTTTTATTTACCTTTACTATTGCAATCACAAAAACCTGACCAACCAAATAGGTGTAGTATAATTCCTGTAGCAATAAGTCCAGCAAGTCCAGAACTTCCTAGGTTTTCAATTAGATCAACAATGTTGCCTACTGCATCCCCTAAGAAGATAAGATTGCTAGGTCCAACGAGCATAGCTGCCACGATAGACAAAGTTAAAAGTGCAACTCCTATTTGAGTTATACTTGCGATAGATGATTTCATTTTATCCATTTAGTATTCCTTTAAATTATTAAACTTTAAGATGGTTATGTTATCTAAACAAACCTGTCTTTCTCATGTCTATTAATCCTCCTTTTGCTCGTTTAGTAGCTTTACCTCTTTTGTATTTTTTCTTACGCTCTTGCTCAAGAAGGTCGGCTTCTTTTTCTATACGTGTTCTAGTATCTTTTTTACGTTTTGTTACTACACGTTCACCGTCTATTATTTCTACTTTATTTCTAGATCGTCTAGCATCTCGTTCTTTTTCAGTTTTATTGTCCATACGCAATGCTTTGTCTAATGCTGCCTGATCTTTAGCACTTGAGTCAACTTTAGATTTACTTTTTGGTTTTTCAGCTAGCATAAGTATTTCTACTGTTGCTGCATCAGCAGACCCTATAGGATTGAGATTCTTTAATACTTTTTTTAGATCTACATCTTTTAATGCCTCACCTGCTTTTTTTCTTCCTGCGCCTTCTAACTCTTCTCTTTTTTTACGCTGTATCTCAATGTTTTTTTCCATGTCCTTAAGAAGTTCTTCTTTAGTAGGTTTAACTTTTAATGGACCGTTCTCCGCTTTGATTACAGGTACTTTTTTTACTGGTCTTTTCTTAGGAGGGGGAGTTTTAATTGGGGCTTTTAAATCTTCAGCGTAAGCTGCAATCATAACTCTACCTTTTTTATCTGTGTAATACAGACTACCAGCTCTTTTAGCTGCAGCTATACTTGAGTATTTACCTGCATCTTTTTTAGCTTCTTTAGCAGATTTACCTTTAGCTTTTAATTTAGAGTTAATCCAATTAGTTAGTTTACTTGCCATGTTATTTTTCCTTTTTAGGTTTCTACTTCGGAAGAGTTTAAGTTCCAGTAAATACATTTTGATTTTATAATCTTACTATAAGGATACTTCTCTTTTAAAAAAG